GTATGGTGAGCATCCAGACAAACATCCTCATCTTAGAGCACATGTAGATCGTTGTGTTGAGAAAGGAATCTATGATATCGGTATTGTAAATCAATATACTCTAGAAGAGTGGGATAAACTTAACAGTTACATTGACCATGATCGAGATTATCTGTTTACATATGCAGGCATTCGCCAAGTAGCGGATAAATATCTCGTACAAGATCGTTCTACAGGAGAGATCTACGAGACTCCACAGTTCATGTATATGATGGTGGCAGCAACTCTCTTTCAAGACGATGATAAATTTTACAGAATCGAATACGTTAAAAAGTATTATGACGCAATCTCCAAACACCGACTCAACATCCCGACACCAATCATGGGAGGAGTTAGAACCCCCATTCGCCAATTTGCAAGCTGCGTTTTGGTTGATGTTGATGACACCCTCGATAGTATCTTTAGTAGCGATATGGCTATTGGCAAATATGTCGCTCAGAGGGCAGGTATTGGTATCAACGCGGGTAGGATCCGTGGGATCAACAGTAAAATCAGGGGTGGAGAAGTTCAACACACAGGTGTTGTCCCCTTCCTTAAAAAGTTTGAATCAACTGTCAGATGCTGTACTCAAAACGGGATCAGAGGCGGGAGTGCCACTGTCCACTTTCCTATCTGGCATCAGGAAATCGAAGACATCTTGGTTCTCAAAAACAACAAAGGAACAGAAGACAACAGAGTAAGAAAACTAGACTATAGTATTCAACTATCTAAAATTTTCTATACAAGATTCATTCAAGATTCTGAGATCACATTGTTCTCACCACATGATGTTCCAGATTTATTTGATGCTTTTGGCACAGATAAGTTTGATGAATTGTATGAGTCTTATGAGAAAGATGAATCAATTCCAAAGAAAACTATTGGTGCACAGAAATTAATTTTAGATTTACTTAAGGAAAGAGCAGAGACAGGTCGTCTTTATATCATGAATATCGATCATTGTAATGATCATTCCTCTTTCAAAGACAAAGTAAGTATGAGTAATCTTTGTCAAGAGATTACTTTACCTACAGATCCTATCCAACACATAGATGGAACAGGTGAAATTGCTTTGTGTATCCTATCTGCTATCAATGTAGGTAAGATTAAAAACCTTGACGAAATCGATGAACTATGTGAACTAGCAGTAAGAGGATTAGATGCACTGATTGATTATCAACAGTATCCTGTAAATGCTGCAAAGCAAAGTACCTTAAATAGAAGGTCACTTGGTATTGGATACATTGGTTTAGCACATTATCTTGCTAAGAATGGTGCTAAGTATGATTCAGAGAAAGCATTTGATCTGGTTCATAAACTTACTGAACGATTCCAATTTGCTCTTCTAACAGCATCGAATCGTATGGCAATGGAGAAAGGTCCTTGCGGTTATTTCGGTAAGACAAAGTATGCTGATGGAATTCTTCCTATCGATACATATAAGAAGGAAGTGGATGAGATTATACCGAATGACCTTTCATGTGATTGGGAGTTTTTACGAGGACGAATACTTGAGTACGGACTCAGGCACAGCACGTTGTCCGCACAGATGCCTTCGGAGAGCAGTTCCGTTGTGTCAAACGCAACAAATGGAATTGAACCTCCTAGAGACTACTTGTCCGTTAAAAAATCAAAGAAAGGACCCCTTAAGCAGATTGTTCCATCTTATCAATCGCTTAAGAATAACTATACCCTTCTTTGGGATATGCATAACAATGAAGGATACATCAAAGTAACTGCAGTAATGCAAAAGTTCTTTGACCAAGCAATCTCTGGTAACTGGTCTTACAATCCAGAGAACTATCCAAACAATGAAGTGCCTATGCAAGTAATGGCAAATGATCTTCTAACAACATACAAGTATGGGTGGAAGACATCTTATTATCAAAACACATATGATGCTAAAAAAGATGGTGATGAAACTTCTGATAATGTAGACAATTTAATTAACGAATTACTAACTACGGAGGAAGAGGATTGTGACAGTTGCAAAGTCTGATGTAAAAGGAATGACAGTATTTAACACGAACAAAGTAAACACTAAAAAACAACCCATGTTCTTTGGACAACCATTAGGAGTTCAAAGATACGATTCATATAAGTATCCAGTATTTGATAGACTCACACAATCACAATTAGGATACTTTTGGAGACCAGAAGAAGTGTCTCTACAGAAAGATAGATCAGACTACCAAACTCTCACACCAGAACAAAAACATATCTTTACTTCTAACTTGAAGTATCAGATCATGCTTGACTCAGTACAAGGTCGTGGTCCTGGTATGGCATTTATCCCTTACTGTTCTCTTCCTGAGTTGGAAGCATGTATGACAGTATGGGAATTCATGGAAATGATTCATAGTCGTTCATACACATACATCATTAAGAATGTGTACTCAGATCCTTCAGAAGTATTTGATACTATCTTAGATGATGACAATGTTATGAAACGTGCAGAGTCTGTCACAGAATCCTACAATGATTTCATTGATCATGCTCATGAGTTTGACAATGGTCAGATGTGGGATCTTGCTAGAGATGGTCACACTACTGGAAGATATGACAGAAAAGAACTTAAAAGAAAACTCTACAGAGCAATCGCTAATGTCAACATCCTTGAAGGTATTCGTTTCTATGTTTCCTTCGCGTGTTCGTTTGCTTTTGGCGAGAACAAACTTATGGAAGGTTCAGCAAAAATCTTATCTCTTATCGCTAGAGATGAAAGTCAACACTTGGTTATCACGCAAAATATCTTAAAGAAGTGGGCACAAGGAGACGATCCTGAGATGCAAGAAATTTCTAATGAAGAGAAAGAATATGTAACACACATGTTCAAGAAGACAGTTGATGAAGAGAAGGCATGGGCAAACTATTTGTTCAAAGAAGGTAGTATGATTGGACTTAACGAAAAACTACTACATAATTATGTTGAGTGGATTGCTAATCGTCGTATGAAAGCGATTGATATCGATCCTGTCTTTGATGTTGTTGCTAGAAACAATCCATTACCTTGGACTCAGCACTGGTTAAATAGTAAAGGACAACAGAACGCACCACAAGAAACGGAGATTGAAAGTTATGTCGTTGGAGGAATCAAACAAGATGTCAAAGGAGACACCTTCGCGGGATTCGCTCTCTAATCCTAGACCAGAAGAAGAGATAGCAGCACAACTAGCATATGCTGCTAACTCAGAGTGGTTAGACAAAACCTATAATGATCTAGTAGAATCAGGAAATGATTATAGTCCAGACACTACAGATATGATTTGGAATGCTGCTAGAAAAGAAGCACAAAAAAGATTACATGAAGACATGAGGAGGGAACATGGGAAAGGCACAACGAATTAAAGACGGTAAAAGAAATGCTAACATTCCAGTTGATATGTCTGATCACTTTTACGATCATGGTAATGAGTACTGCAGATATCTAATTACCGATCCCCGTAGCGATAGAAAGTTAAAAAAAGATAAAGATAATCTTTAAAATACGGTTAATTGTAACACAGTGAACATCTTGTGTTAGGAAACTGTGATATAAATATAAATGTAGAGAATCTCTCTACCGATTCACGTTCATCCGATGCAAGGACTAGCACTACTGGTATTGCTCCTTTCAGACCATGATCCTACCCACTGGGAAATGTCATGTGACGAATGGAACCAAACAAGAGTAGAGATTTTGAGTGATCAAAATCACACTCCTGATGCAAAAGAGTATCTTATAGATTACTTTTACACCAAAGTACCAGATCCAAACTGTCAGTCTTGGCAACTCGGACGCAAGTAAGTCGCGGAACGGAGCGTTCATCCCATGATCCCATTATTAATTGCATCTACTATCACCTGTGCTGACATTGATCCTTTAATCGAGCGTGCTCGAAATCATGAAGGTATCACTGAACAAGACAGGAAAGAGATTATTGAACTCTATACTATTGATCTTCCAGATAGTCTTGGAATTAAATGCGACTGGGACGCAAACGGCTAAAGGAACGGGCTTAAAAATCCAACTACTTTAGGAGTAACACAATGACAACTATTACTTATCGCGGTGTCAAATATGACGCTGAAGGATACAAGGCAAAAGTTCTTGCCGAGCAAGAGCAAAACAGAAACCATGACTTGATGTATCGTGGCATCAAAGTGGAACGTAAGTTTGCCTCAAAATCTTAATCGTTTAGGAGATTAAAATGTTAAGGATCAGGTTAGATTGGGATTACAATCTTCCAGATTTTGATCCTGAGATACACGATCCTGATAAAACATTCGCTTTCTTGACATATCGTGGAGTACATTATGCTAAGTGGGTCTACTTGAAGGTAATGTTCCAAGGTCCGTCTGGAAAGATCACATCTTAATATCAACACAGAATCCCTAGTCCTTTACGACTAGGGATTTTTTTGGTATAATAAATACGATTAACTATACTGGAGAGTCATGAAATTATTTCTGGACTGCTCTGATCCTGATCTGATCAAACAAGCGTTTGATACAGGATTAATTGACGGAGTAACTACTAACCCTTCACTAATGCTGAAGGCAGGTAACGATCCTCGTGATGTAATCTCAGATATCGCATCTATATTTCCATGGAATGCTTCTATATCTGCTGAGGTAGTAGGTGATACTGCTGAAGAAATGCTGACAATGGCAGAAGATTACATTGACATAGGACCTAATATAACAATTAAAGTTCCATGCACTTTTGAAGGATTAAAAGCATGTAAACAATTATCTACTGATGAGATAAACGTAAACGTAACTCTTGTATTTGATACAGCACAAGCAATACTTGCTGCCAAGGCAGGAGCAACATACGTTTCACCATTTGTAGGACGGGTATTCGATCAATCATTTGACGGGTTCGGAGTTATCGAAGAGATAGCAGATGTATTCGCAACACATCAAGCACCAACTCAAGTTCTTGCTGCTTCTATTAGAGAAGTATATCAAGTATCTAAGTCATTTAAAGTAGGTGCTGATATCTGTACTATTCCTATCACTATCTTTCATAAGATGTATAGACATCTATTGACAGATAAAGGACTAGAACTCTTTGACAACGATTGGAAGGAACTCCAAGAATGTCTCAAGAAGAAGTAAGACGTTATCCTCCGTCAGGGAGAGGACAAATGAGAAAGATCGATATCGAACCAAGGATCTTTAATCTAAAACACGAACTCTATAATGGTCATAGTGGTGCTAGTGATGATTGGAAAGATGGAGCACACTATACATTAAATAGAGTTCTACAAATCTTACAAGAATACTACTCATGAAGAAACGTAATCTTAAAGTTCTAATACAAGACATAGAAAAAGCACTAGCAGAATTAAAATCTGAAGTTTATTCTGACACTGGTGCATATCGTATAAGTAGTGATAGTGATATAACTACTTCTTATCGTGACATCAACGACGAAGACGGACTCTGCGATTGATTATGAAAATCCCTGGTTATGTGAAGGTTCAACTTTCACTTCTGATGATATTGGCGATTTCTTCGGTTTTGTCTACCGTATTACAAATACTGACAATGGGAGACAATATATTGGAAGAAAATACTTCTATGCGTTCAGAACTCCAAAGGGAAAAAAGAGAAAACAAAAGCAAGAATCCGATTGGAAAAATTATTACGGATCTTGCCCAGAATTAAAAAAAGATTTAAAATTGTACGGTAAACTACAATTTAAAAGAGAGATATTAAGCCTACATAAAACCAAGGGTCAATGCAATTATGAAGAGACCCGACAACTATTTTTCTATAATGTACTTACGGAGGCAACGAACGATGGAACCCCTGCATACTACAACTCGAACATACTTGGTAGGTACATGCGTAAAGACTATTTCAATACTTGACAACTAACTGCTAGACACATATACTACAGAGGTTTCTAGGGAGTTCTCAAATGGATGAGTATGACATTTCAGATGCCATGATGGATGTTGCTATTGACAAGTTGCATCGTATTGCCGAGACTGAGAACGAACTTGATACCACTGGGTCAGTAGCTCAGGGGAAAGAGCAACTGCCTTCTAAGCAGTCGGTCGCAGGTTCGATTCCTGCCTGACCCGTTCCCCTATCGGGGATTGGTTCAATTCAAGGTAATAACTATGACCACAGCACAGAGGTTTTCAACCTGTCTAGAGATCCTTTATGGAGCAGTAGACAGACAGATCTTACTTGACACTGAGCACCCAATCATTTATAATCAAGTAGTAAAATTCTACGAGGATAAGGGTGTTCAATTCTACGGTGACATAGATGAGGACTATCAAATCCTTCTATCTAAACTAGAAGAAGACCTTTTTTATTATGATGAAACTTGAAACTATCCTTGAGCGATTTCCATATCGCTATGTGTCAGTTGGGAAACTCGACAATGGGCATCCCGACTATCGCATTCAAAAATATAATGACTACACCAAGAGATACAAAGACATGTATCTCCTAGACAACAGCATCCAACTGGACTATGTGATCGAAGACTTTGAATATACAAAGTGGCTTGATCCTGATCCAGAGGTAGGTGCTTACATAAAGACAACATGATCACACTAATCATCATCGTAGTGCTCATTGCAGCAGCAGGTGCACTCATACGATACTACGACCCCCATAATTAACACATGGATACACAGGCAATGACATTAGGTGGAGAAACTCCAACCGATATCCAATCACAGAGAGATAGGATTCCAGACGTTAAACGTAAGGAAACTACAGTACTAACTGATTCTCTTAGAAAAGAGTTGAAGGATCTGATCAATGAAGTCCTTGATGAGAGGCAGTTACAAATCAGTAACACTACTGTCACATCACAGGATTATAGTTACAATCTTTTTGATCAAGATCTCAGCATAAATACAGAGGGTACGGATGTAATTACATTCACCTAGTCTTTGCCAATAGACTTTAAACTAGATGGTTTTAGCGAGACCGATGCCATAAGTCTTGTTTACAAAAGGGATCTGCTACTTGTAGTGGATCCCTTCTTATATGGAACATAAGAAACTCTTATGTATCGACCCTCTTGACAAATGTAAAGATATTATATATAATTGTAACAGTTCTTCACAATTAGTAACATGGTCACAACAGAATCAGGTGGAAGGCAGAACGCATTCCCAACAGAAACTCGTCCTTGGTTGGATGAATCATATGAGGGATACGGTCCTAACGCTGAGAAACTTAATGGTCGTCTTGCTATGCTAGGTCTTGTAACAGGATTCATTTCCTACATCTCTAGCGGAAGTTTCTTCTTCTTTGGTATCCTCGGATTCTAAAGACAACAACGTAAACAATTACCACGATTAAAACAATGACTCCAGAAGCAGAAAAGTTTAACGGTTGGGCAGCAATGCTCGGTTTCGTAGCAGCAGTCGGTGCATACGCAACAACAGGTCAAATCATTCCTGGTATCTTTTAATGAAAAGATATCCAGTACCCCTTAAAGTTGTGCCTTACATCTTTATGTTGGCACTGGGAACAAGCACACTAACTACTACATTTGTATAATGACAAACAAAACAAAAACAATCGAAAAAGAAAAGATTGTTGCTGAGAAAATTAATGGCAGACTTGCCATGCTTGGCATCATCGCAGGACTAGGTGCATACTTAACAACTGGTCAAATCATTCCTGGTTTCGTATAAGCATGTATGTAGATCAACAAACATGGACTCTATCATTCTTGTTTCCGTTTATGCCTGTCATATGCATATTCATAGTGAGTTTCTTTATGCTTGGTGATCTTCCATGGGACGATGATGATGACGATGATGATCAAGGCGGTGGGATTATGATTCCTGCCTACGCACCAACAGGAGCGTAATGTTAACAATTTGTAATTGGTATAACGTAATACAAATGTCTTAGATGTTTTTAAGATAAATTGTATTGTTACTCCACGAACAATTTAATGCCAAACCCGAACGCTCTCTATCAAGATATGGAGACCCTCAACATGCTTTATGAAGAAATGATGTGGGATCCAGATGACGAATTAGAGTTTAAAGCAGATTATTCAAAAAACCAAATTATTATAAGAGTTAAAGAGGAGACTTGATCTCCTCTTTTTTTATACATATTATGATGAGATCAATGAATTATTATGTCTGCAGACAAAGAAAACAACATCAGATGGGTTGCAACACGAAAGGTAGATGGAGAGATTGAGTACCTTGTATCCCACTCCACATGGAATCAAGATAAGAGATTCGCAAAAGTATTTGATACAAAGACTCAAGGTTCAAAATATATGAGAGAAGTAGGATTCAAAGGAACTGTTAGGAAGTATTGACGATATATGAATCTTAGTGTATAGTAAAAATAAATAATATTATACACTCTATGTTTGCTATTTTAGGTGACGCTGCAGCAGCGTACAATGCTATCTCATGGGCAGATGCAATTCCTTTTCTTATTTGCATCATCGGACTCTACTATATCAAAGTAAGAATCGATGCCAGTGTAGGACTCGGAAAGAAAAAATCAAAAGAGTTAAAAAGAATTATCGTTGACGCAATAGTAGAAGGACATCAACAAGCACATAGATCTTAACCAATCAATGTATGACAATCAAAGCATCAGATAAATTACCTTATGATGAATGGTTTGATGACAATCCTTTAAAGGGAACAAAGTATATCGAAGATCCTGTATATGAATCTTGCGATATTTCTATCCATAAACAAATGTATGACTTCGCAACTATGATGATCAGTAGGATAGGAGGATCAGAAAATAAGTATTAATACTCATCTTTTTTACTTGACGTAATTGTGAAGTTGTATTAAGATAAATAACAACAACTGGTGAGGAAATCCTCACCTTTTCTATGTGCACCCGTTTAACCGAGACCTATGGGTGGGTAAATCACGTCTCTCATATCCATCAGTGAAGGGATTGATGGAAATATAGTATCGCTCTACCCTTTGAGCCCTACTTATTCAACGTCCTAATGACAACTCTTTCAAGAACAGGCAGACAAGGTGGTCTTCTACAAGGCTGGCCTGAGTTCTGCGAATGGGTCACAAGCACAAACAACAGACTTTATGTTGGTTGGTTTGGTGTACTCATGATTCCATGCTTACTCACAGCAGCAGCATGTTTCAT